TACAGCACGGCGGGTTCCAGCGGCAATTCCAGCACGGCGGGTTCCAGCGGCTATTCCAGCACGGCGGGTTCCAGCGGCAATTCCAGCACGGCGGGTTCCAGCGGCGATTCCAGCACGGCGGGTTCCAGCGGCAATTACAGCACGGCGGCAGCCACTGGGGCTTATTGCAGCGCAAAAGCAGACGGCAAAGATAGCATTGCCGTTGTAAACGGTGCTTGCGGTAAGGCGTGCGGCGCACTGGGCTGCTATCTGGTGCTGACCGAGTACGATGATGACGGCAATATGTTGCTGGCCAAAATGGCAAAGGTTGACGGAGCCGTTATCAAAGAGAACACCTGGTACACCCTCAAAAATGGCGAGTTTGTGGAGGCTGCACCGTGAAGAAGCACTACAACAAGCGTTGGCTTGAACAGCGCTGGGATGCAAGGCAGCCGGAGCGGTTGGAGCATATCCGGCTGAAACGGCAGCTGAGAACAAAAAAGGAGGTGGACGATAATGAAGCCGAACATGGGAATCGCAGAGTGCGTCCAGATTCTTCGGGACAACAACATCTCAAAGACCGAAAAGGTCTTGAGAGCGCAGATCCAGGCGGGAATTTTCCCGGAGTGGTCAAAGCCGTCCGTAGGAACAAAAGAGCCTTGCCCTGACATCTCCCGTGCCAGGTTTATGGCGTGGGTGAAGGATTTTTACAAGCTCGAAAAGGTTTATACAAAGGAGGATCCGAAAGAATGAAACTCAAATCTACTACTTACTACTGGTTGGCTGTCGTTTTTGGCGGCGTTGGAATGGGCGCAGCTATGGGTGCAGAGGGCACCGCGCAGACCACCGGATATATCTCCAGCACACTGTTTGCGGTGTCGCTGGTGCTGATTTTGGCCGCCGTTCTGCTGGCTCGTCTGGGCTTTGCCGCAGAGGACAGGGAGAGAGCCGCAAAGCGGCGCAAGTACGGCAAGATCAACCGTGCCCACGCCCGCAACCCGGAATACCCGGAGAATCAGGAGCGTGGGGCATGATGACGGCCAAAGAGTACGTTGAGGGCAAAGTCAAATCCTACACGCGGCTTGCCGAACGCTGCAGGCGAGAAGCCGAAGCCTCAGATGACATTGTTGTCCGGGCCGGATACTCCGCACGGGCAAACGTCTGGGAGATGTGCGCCGAAGAAATGGACAACGTGCGGGAGATGTTGCAAGAGGAGTCTGGGGAGATCAAGTATGCCTGACACTGTCATCCATGTCATGTGGTACACCGTGTATGACGCCAAGTCCGGAGACCTGATTGCCAGCGGTACGTCTGAGATGTGTGCCAGACGGCTGGGTTACAAAAGCGCAAACAGCTTTGCGTCTGCGAGCTGCCACAGCCGCAACGGCAGGCGTCGGGCTCGCAAGTACATTTTTGAGAAAGAGTGCATCCGACGTGATGAGGTGGACAGTCTGCCGCCGATACGCCGCAAAAAAATAAGAGCCTGCCAGTGCGCCAACACGGACAAGCTCAAGGGTGATGGTTGAGCCCCATCACCACAAAAATAACACAAAACAGGAGGTTTTACAAGTGGCGCTTTTGCAGATCTATGACGGGCTTGAAAACCCGCCGAAACTTTTAGAGAGACACTCTGCGCAGACAGTGGGAGAGCTGGTCCGACAGGCGGATGCGCTGTCCGAAAAGGAACACGCGCAAGGTTATCCCCGCAATACCTACATCGTATATAACAACGATGGTGAGAGAGTTTATCAGAGGTGGTGAATATTTATGCAAGAAGAATTGACCGTCCGGGTGGAGCACCCGGAACTGCCCGCGATCCGGTGGAATGAAGCTGAGGTGCAGCAGAACCTGACCGAGATGCTGGCCGCCTACACCGGCCGCGTCTACACCCCGGAGACCATCAAGGATGCCAAGGCCGACCGCGCCGCAGTGAACAAGCTGGACAAGCAGCTCAGTGATGCCGCCCGCAGCGCAAAGGCCTTTTACATGAAGCCGCTGGAAGAGTTCTTGCAGAGCACCAAGCAGATGCAGACCCAGTGTAAGGCCGTCTCCGGTGCCATTGACCAGCAGGTCAAGGCGGTGGAAGAAGCTGAGCGGCAGGATAAACAGGACGCGCTGCGGGCTGTCTATGCCGACTGCATAGGCGAGCTGCGGGAGATGATCCCATTTGACCGCCTGCTTGTGCCCCAGTGGCTCAACAAAACCTATGATCTGGCAAAGGCCGGCCGGGAGCTGCGCAAGAGAGTGCAGACCCAGCGGGAAGAGCTGCGTCTGATCCGGGAGACCTGCGGCGGGGACGCAGAGGCTTGCACCACAGAGTATCTGCGTGAACTGAATCTGAACGCCGCCCTCGTGGAGCACAGCCGCCGCCAGAATGCCCGGGACGCCAAGCGCCGCGCAGAAGCCGAGAGAATGGCCGCAGAGCGGGCGCAGGCCAATGCTCCGGTCGTTATCTCTCCGACCGATGAAGAACGCCAGATCGCCGCAGAAGCGGTCCAAACGGCGCAGGCCAATGCAGCCATCACGCCGGATGGCAGGTTGGATTTCAGCATGCTTCAGAGATTCGCAGAGCCTGAGCAGCAGGAGGCTCCGGTCCGCAAGAAATACAGCTTCTGGGTGGAGTTCACCCCGGAGGACATCGCATGGTTCAAGCAGGGAGCCGCAGAGCGCGGCTTCCGGTATGGTTCTGTTAAGTAATGCAGGAGGTAATTTATATGGCATTCACCCGCAACGGCGCATCTGCGCCCACCACGTCCGCACCCGCTTCTGCCCCGGTCCAGGGCACCGCATCCCGCATGGCTGCCATGCAGCAGCGCGCGGCCAAGAGCACGGCCCTGCAGGCCGCTTCCCCGTCCGTGCCGGTGGAGATCACCGCCGCAGATGGCCAGCATTTCACGGTCAGCTTTGCCGAAGTGCGCAGCTTCATCTGCGCCAAGGCCACCGACGCCGAGTGCAAGATCTTTCTGGAGACCTGCAAGCAGTACCGGCTGAACCCCTTCACCAAGGAGGCCTATCTGATCCACTACGACAACAACAGCGAGGACACCCCCAGCACCATCGTCCTGGGCAAGAACTGTTACATGCAGATGGCCGAACGGCACCCGGCCTTTGACGGCTTTGAGGCCGGCATCATCGTGCTGGACACGGAAGCCGGGCAGCTGGACCACCGGGAGGGTTCCATCGTCTATGAGGGCGAGGAGCTTCTGGGCGGCTGGGCCAAGGTCTACCGGAAAGACCGCACCCGCCCCAGCTACGAGGAGGTGAAGCTGGCCGAGTACGACACCGGCAAGTCCCTCTGGAATGGCAAGAAGGCCACCATGATCCGCAAGGTGGCGCTGGTGCACGCTTTGCGTGAGGCGTTCCCGTCTACCTTCGGCGCTCTGTACGATGAATGCGAGGTGCGTGTGGATGCCGAAAGCACCGCCCGCGAGGTGTCGCCTGAAGAGCTGCCGGTGCTGGATCCTTACGCAGGCTCCCACCGCCACCGCAAGACGGCAGGCACCCTGGTCCCTGCCCCGGATGCACCCTCTGCAGAGGAAAACGCCGATGATCCGTTTGGCGGTGATGATGCATGATCGTCCAGACCAAGAACGGCATCATGCTGCACGGTGAGATCGCCAAAGACCCGGTGATCCGGGATGCCGGTCAAAAGCGGGTGCTGAAATTCGACCTGAAAGCCAGCCGCACACAGGACGAGACCGGAAAATGGCAGAGCTTCTTTGTGGGTGTGAACCTCTGGCACGGCATCGACCAGTGGGATGGGATGCTGCAGAAAGGCGATCAGGTTACGGTTTTTGCCCAGAAGCTGAAAGAGCGTGAGTACAACGGCAAGATCTACTACGACGTGGACGCGGATGATGTTCAGCCAGGCGGGCTGGTGACATTCCGCTGGCTGCAGCAGATGATCGACCTGATGGCACAGCCCGGCCCTCCGCCGGAACCTGCAGAACCGGAAGGCCTGCAGGGCGCGCAGATGTACCCCAGTGAAACGCTTGCGGATTACGCACCGCACAGCACTGCCGCGCCTGAACCGGCTCCATCTACCGAGTATGACCCCATCAACGATGACGCGGATGATCTACCATTCTGATCTTGTAAGCTGTGCTATCCGGCTATACGGGCGTGCAAAGGAGGTGAGCAAGTGGCAAAAGAAGAAAAGAAGTCGTTTGTGGTGTATCTAGACTGGTTTGATGCGCTGGAGGAGTACACGGATGCCGAAGTCGGACAGCTGATGCGAGCTTTGGCGAAACACGTCCGCACTGGTGAAAATCCAACGTTTTCTGACCGTGGAATGCGTGGGAACTTCCGTTTTATGTGCAATGGAGTGGATTCGGCTACGGAAAAGTACGAGAGCGTCAAGCAAAAGCGCCGTGAAGCCGGAAAAGCCCGTGCAGCTCAAATGCAAGCAAACTCAGCACATGCTAGCACATGCTACCAAGTGCAAGCAAGTGGTAGCTATAATGATACTGTTACTGGAACTGTTAACGGAACTGGAACTGTTAACGGAACTGGAACTGTTAATGGAACTGGAACTGTTAATGGAACTGGAACTGTTATATCCCCTAACGGGGATATATATAATAGCGCCGCACCCGCCGCCGTTGACGTAGAACTTTCCAAAATCGTCCAGCATTATCAGCAGGCCGTCGGGGACTTCCCACGCTCTGCACTGGACAAGCTGCAGAAGTGGAGGCAAGAGTACAGCACAGAGATGATCCTGTTGGCGATTGACAAGGCTGCAGAAGCTGGCAAGCGGTCGTGGAACTACATCAACGGCATATTGTCCGGCTGGAAACGGGACGGCCTGCGCACGCTGGGAGACGTGGAAGCCAACGAACAAAGCCGACAAGCCAGACCGAGAGGCAAGCAGCCAACCGAGACCGTAGACGACCAGCTTGCACGGGTGCTGGCGAAGATGGACAGAGAAAGAGGGTTTGAGACATGACGCGGGAAGACGTGGCAAAGCTGATCCGCATGAATTTTGTGCTGTACAAGCTGGGTTCCAAGCCACTGACCGATGAGGAGATGCAGACCACTATCGATGTGTGGGCGTATCAGTTTGGCGACTATGACGGCGATACTGTCAAGCGGGCTTTTCTGGCGGCAAACCGGGTATGCGTTTATCCGGTCACTGTGGCCGACATCTTCAAGCAGCTTTCCCAGTGTCTTGACCCGTCCGCTGAATGGGAAGCTCTGGCTGTAGCGGCACGCAAGGCACAGACATTTTTGAGCTGGCGCAAGTTCCCGATGGTGACCGGCACTGATGAAAAGGGCGGGCTGCTGCGTAGTGACGGACAGAAAGAGCTGAAAGCCCTGTATGACCAACTCCCCCCGGCGGCAAAATCCTATGCCGGGAGCGTGGGAGGGCTTGCAGAGCTGGCTGAAATGCCGGACCTCACATACCGCCGTGCCGAATTCTTAAAGCAGGCTCAGGCCGATATCACAACTGCCCCACGTGAAGCTGCAAGGCTGCGGGCGAGCGAGCCGACAAGGAAGGAGATTGATAGATGATAATTCTTGAACCCTGCAAAGACTGTCCCGACCGGCACCCGATCTGTCACGACAGCTGCCCGAAGTACGCCGAGTACAAGCGTCAGCTGAAAGCGCAGCGCATCTACACCGGCGCGCACCACGCGGCGGAGCGAATCAACCGCAACGACTTCAACAAAGAGGGATGGATGGGAGGAAAACACCCGCCCAGAAAAAGGAGAAAAGCATGAAAACCGTACAGGAGATTATGGCTGAAAACGGCTCTTTGGCGAACATCGAGCGCTTTCAGACGATGCAAAAGTGGGAATACAAGCGCAAGGTAGAGCACGCGCAGGAAATGGCCGAGGCATTTTACTACTGGGCAAAAGAGCACGAAAAGGGCGTGCACCTATCCGTGGGCGGTCTGGATTCCATCACGCTGCATTACTTCTTGGAGAGCATCGGGCTGCCCGTCACCTGTGTGTCCTGCTCATTGCTGGAGGGAAAGGGCGTTCAGCAGGTACACAAGCGGATGGAAGCGGAGATGGAAGCTGAGTACAAAAACTGGATGGGCGATGGCGAAGCGCCGTCTTTCGTGTTCCTGAAGCCGCTGAAAAGTAAGGTTCAGGTCTTACAGGAATTTGGCTGGCCTGTGATCAGCAAGGAAAAGGCAGGCAAGATCATGTTGCTGCAAAACCCGACAGATCAAAACGCAACCGTGCGGCATGCGATCATCACCGGGGAAACCGGCGAATATGGCGGCTGGCAGAAGAACAGCCGCATGAAGCTGCCGCAGAAGTGGCTCGACCTGTTTGGCGGCGCAGACGCGGAGGGCGCAGCGCTTGGGTATCAGGCGGCCCCATTCAAGGTGTCTGACCGCTGCTGCTACTACCTCAAGGAAAAGCCCTGCAACGACTGGGCACGGGACCACAACAGTGTGCCCTACATGGGCCTTATGGCCAGCGAAGGCGGGCGGCGCGAAAAGAGCCTGAAGATGCACGGCTGCAACTATTTCGGCAAGACCACCACCAGAAGCGCGCCCTTTGCCATTTTCGACCGACAAGACGTTTTACAGCTTGCGCTTGACCTGGACGTGCCCATTCCAGCCGAATACGGAGAGATCGCAAAGGACAGAGACGGCAAGTTGTACACAACAAAGGCACAGCGCACCGGCTGCACTATGTGCGGCTTTGGCATCCACGTCGAAGGAAGACCGCATCGTTTTGACATCTTGCGGGAGACCAACCCCAAAGAGTGGGAGTTCTGGATGAAGCACGTCTGCCGGGACGAAAATGGAAACTGGTACGGCTGGGGCCGTGTGCTGGACTATATCGGCATCGGCTGGGAAGACGTGCCGGAGCAGGCCGTGCAGATGCACATTGACGATCTGATGGAGGATGTGAAGTGATAAAAAAATCATACACTGTTCTTCCTTGCCCAAAGTGCGGGAGCGGATTTATTGCATGGGGAAAGAAAATCGAGTCAGTTAATCCGAAGCTCACAGTGCTGTCAGCCCCGGGGACTGAACTTTGTTGTTTGATGTGCGGGCATTACGCACCAACACTCAAGCAGTGGAACAGCGAGGAACGAAAGAAATGCACTTGACTCTCTACGGCGACCCCCGCACAAAGAAAAACAGTGCACGCATTCTCCGCACACGCTCCGGGACCCCATTCGTGGCCCCCAGCAAGGTTTATGTGGATTATGAGACGGACTGCCTGCGGCAAATCAAAAGGCCGCGTAGCCCAATCTCTGCCCGTGTGAACGTGCGGTGCGTCTACTACACGAAGACCGCCCGTCGGGTTGATCTGGCAAACCTCATCGAGGCTACAACGGACATTCTGGTGAAAGCCCGCGTGCTGGAGGACGACAACAGCAAGATCGTTGCCGCCCACGATGGCAGCCGGGTGGAGCTTGACCGGAAACAGCCACGGGTGGAAATTGAGATTGAAGAAATGGAGGAATAAAGCCGCATGAATCAAGTTTTTCTAGTTATAGGTTCAGCATTTTGCTACGTTGGTGGTTTCTGCATCATGATCTTTATTTTGGGCGCGATGACTGAGCTGTGCATCGAAATCTGGGACGGAAAGTTTAAGCAAATCTGTCTCAGATTTCAAATAAATCCGGCCGATGTTGCCTATTTTGCTGAAAACAGAAAAGACATTGAAGCGTGTCTTGATAAGCAGCGCGTTCAATGGCCAAAAACGGATACTGCGCCTTCTGGATGGTGGTGCTGTCCAAAATGCGATGCGCTGAATCAATACGTCAAAGACGACGAGTCGGTTGCATACTGCCGCTGCTGTGGACAGGCGGTCAACATGTTTCTTTTTCAGGAGGTGTACAAATGACTCGCACATGGACACCTGAAACCGACACGCCAAAGCCGGACGGAACCGATTACCGCGCCGTTAAGGCGTGGCTGAACCGCTACCGCGAAGCGGAGAAAAGATACTACTTGCTGTCTGACCGGCTGGCCGAAGCACAGGAGGCCACCCGGCACATCACCCAGAGCCTCAGCGCGGCCCCCGGCGGCAGCAAAGATGGCCAGAGCCTTGCCCGGGCGGTGGAACGTGAGGAGGAAGCGGAGCGCCGCGCTTATGAGCAAAGAGCGGTCTGCGACAGGCTGTTCCTCGAGATCAGAAACGCGCTCGACCAGATCCAGAACGAGAAAGCATACACGGTGCTGTACAAGTACTATCTCGATTGTCTCACGTGGGACAGGGTCGCAAAAGATATGAATTACTCTCTGCGCATGGTCTATGTCTTGCGGCGCAAAGCAATGGAGGAGCTGAGCCTTTAAAAAACATTGCACTGTCATTACATTGCGGTTTCACTATCGCATGGTGTAAAATTGTATCATCGGAAAAGCCAAAAGGCAAACCGATGCACGCGGCCTCCGAAACGTGTCCCTTCTTGGCATTTTCCTCCTTTTCTGCTTGCAGATATTGGGCTTTGCTCTCTCTTCACGTTTCGCGGGCTGCTTCTATGCGATACACTGACACAAAGGCAGCCTGCCACTCATGAGAGACAGGAGGCGGTTCGATTCCGCCGTATCGCACCATATGGCGCATGGACTAGACAACCCGCAAGGCCGCACGTGCAACTTCCCGTGCCGAGAAAAGGCCTTAGAATCCTTGCCAAGGTGTAGCTTTCCTGACAGGATGTGCGCCAACCAACAGCCCCGGCGGAGAACCGGAGCTGTTTTTATATGGCCGCCTGAGCGCAGTATGGAGCGCGGCGCGTGTGTGTAGACACGGCTGGTTCGATTCCAAGGGCGGCTTTTTATATTCCCGTAGTTCAAGTGATGGAACAGCGGTCTCCAAAACCGCAGGCTGCAGGTTTGAGCCCTGCCGGGAATGCCAGCTGCGTGCCCTGTGAGGGGGCCGCGCAGCACGCCGGGTGTCTGGCGGCGTACGTTCCGGACACAGCAGCGCCCACCGTTTGACGCCTGTCCAACGCAACTGAATGCTGGGCGCTGCTTATTTTAATATTTTGACCGTTCGGATTTCCGGGCGGTTTTTCTTTTGCATGAATTTAGAGAGGTGGTGGCGGTGAGCGCGAAGCGGCTGACAGACAGGCAGAAAAAGAAGATCATTGCTGACTATGTGCAGCTGCAGAGCTACACCAGAGCCGCAAAGCTGAACGACGTGGCAGAAAGCACTGTGCGGAAAATCGTGAAAGATAATCCAAAGTGCGCGGATTTGTGCGCCTTAAAAAAAGAGCAGAACACGCAGGACATGCTTTCCTACTTAGGCAGCAAGTGCGGGGAAGCACAGAATCTTCTCGGGCTGTACCTTCAGGCGATGGCAGACCGTAACAAAATCGCGGAAGCAACACTGCCGCAGCTGTCAACGGCGTTCGGCACCATTGTGGACAAGTTTGCCATGCTGGGAGGTCAGAGCGGCGTTGAAGTCCCGGACGATGGCCTTGTGGAGGCCCTGAATGCCGCCGCAGACCTCAGCCCGCCTGACGATGTGGATCTTCTGCCAAAGGAAGAGGACGACAATGCGGAAAAGTAACGGCTTTCGCTGGAAAGCCCTCAGCCAGAGGCAAAAGCAGGTCCTGAGCTGGTGGACACCGCAGAGCGCATACAGCGGCTACAACGGCATCATTGCCGATGGCGCTATCCGCTCGGGCAAGACCTTTGCCATGAGCTTTTCTTTTGTCCAGTGGGCCATGACCTGCTACAGCGGCCAGCAGTTTGCCATGTGCGGCAAGACCATTGCCAGCTTCCGGCGAAACGTGCTTGGCACGCTCAAGCAGCAGCTTGCAGCCCGTGGCTACAATGTCAAGGAGCACCGGGCAGAAAACTGCATGACCGTCAGCAAGGGCGGCAAATCCAACGAGTTTTACTTTTTCGGCGGCAAAGACGAGAGCAGCCAAGACCTAATCCAGGGCATCACGCTGGCTGGGGCATTCTTTGACGAGGTGGCCCTGATGCCGAAGAGCTTTGTCAATCAGGCCACGGCCCGATGCTCCGTCACCGGGTCAAAGTTCTGGTTCAACTGCAATCCGGGCAGCCCGATGCACTGGTTCTATCTGGAGTGGGTGCGGAAATGCCGTTCCCGCAAGATGATGTATCTCCACTTTACGATGGACGACAACTTGTCGCTCTCCGAGGACATCAAGGACAGATACCGCAGCCAGTACAGCGGAGTTTTCTACCAGCGCTACATTCTGGGCCTGTGGACGGTGGCAGAGGGCCTTGTATATGACATGTTCGACCCCAAAAAACACGTCATTGACGTGCTGCCCGAGCTGTCCCCGAAGAGCGCCTATGTGGCGTGCGACTTCGGCACCCAGAACGCAACGGTGTTCCTGCTGCTCCAAAAAAAGGCCGATGCAGACTGCTGGATCGTCACCCGGGAGTATTACTACAGCGGGCGAGAGCAGAAGCGGCAAAAGACCGTGGGCGAGTACGTCACAGACCTGAAATCGTGGCTGAACGGCCTGAAGCCGGAAAGGGTCATAGTAGACCCCTCGGCCCTGCCCCTGATTACGGAACTGCGCAAGAATGGCTTTACACAGACCCCCGCAAACAACGACGTTCTGAGCGGCATTCTGGACGTGCAGACCATGCTGCAGACCGGGCGGCTGAAGATATACAAAGACTGCAAGCACACGCTGGAAGAGTTCGGCGTGTACGCTTGGGACCCAGATAAAGACGATGCCGTGCTGAAGGTCAACGACCACTGCATGGACGCCATCCGATATTTTGTGCGCACAAAGCGCCTTGTGAAACTGAGGGATTGATTTTGAGCACTGTATACACATTCCAGACCTTTCAGCAGGCGCAAGCCGCCGGGGAACAGGCTGATTTTGTCCGGCGGTTTGTGCAGCAGCACTGTGCTTCCGGCCCTTACAGGATGGCGCTGGACGCTGACCTGTACGACGCTCAGAAAAACCCGGGCGCGGAACGCTTTTCCCAAGCCTACGCCTTTATGCTGAAGCGCCTTTCCAAGAACACGCGGCAGGATGTTCCACGGCCCGATATGGTCAAGAGCAATCTGTTCCGGCGGCTCAACAAGCAGCGTGCCACCTACTCCCTGGGCAACGGCGTCACCTTTGCGGATAAGGACGTGGACAAAGAAAAACTGGGGGCTGAATTTGACGAGCAGATCCAGAAAGCCGGATACTTTGCCCTAATCCACGGTGAGAGCTTTGGCTTCTGGAACAACGACCATCTGGTGGTGTTCAAGCTGACCGAGTTTGCGCCCCTGTACGATGAGACCTCCGGCTCCATGCGGGCCGGGGTGCGGTTCTGGCGGCTGAATCATGACACGGATATGCACTATGTCCTGTACGAAGAGGACGGCTACACCGAGTACACGGAAAGCAGAATCGGCAGCACCATGCAGGAGACAGCCCCGAAGCAGGCGTACAAGAGCGTGACCATCTCCACCCCCGGCGGCGGGCTGGAAAGCGTGGAGGGGGAGAACTACAGCAGCCTGCCTGTGGTGCCGCTGTGGGGCTCAGACCTCCACCAGAGTACCCTTGTGGGCCTGAAAGCCTACATCGACAACACCGATTTGGTGACGTCCGGCTTCTGCAGCGACTTGCAGGATTGCGCACAGATTTACTGGCTGTGCGAAAACTTCAACGGAATGACCGATGATGAACTGCAGGAGTTCCTTGCGAAGCTGAACCTCTACCACATCGCCGGTGCGGACACCAGCGAGGGCGGCAAGATCACCCCATACACCAGCGAAGTGCCGGTGACTGCCCGGCAGACCCTGCTAGAGCTGCTGCACACCCGGGTCTATGAGGATTTCGGCGGTCTGGACGTGCATTGTGTCAGCGCAAACAGCACCAACGACCATCTGGATGCAGCCTATGAACCCATGAACCAGAACGCAGACGACTTCGAGGCTCAGATCAAACCTTTTGTTCGTCAGATCTGTGCGCTGGCTGGCTTTGGCAACGCAACGCCGACATTCAACCGGAGCCGGATCGTAAACACCGCAGAGCAGGTCAGCACAGTAATCTCCGAGGCGGCGATCATCGGGCAGGACATGGCCATTGACCTGCTGCCCAACCTGACCCCGGAGCAGAAAGAAAAGGCTCGGGCGTCCCTGATGGCTGAGAGTGCAGAGCGGGAGACCGTGGACGATGAGGGAGACACCGATGAAAAAAAACAGAAAAATTTATGATCCTCTGGGAAGATTGATCGATGTGATGCTTTTCGTCGCTGATTTTGCCATTGTGGCTGGGTGCTTTCTGGCCGTTGCGCAGGCGATTGGCTTATGACCGACCGTGACCGCATTTCCACCCGCCAGCTGAACCGCCTGCGCCGCCGCATCCTCCGGGTATACGGCACCGCCCGCCGGGAGATGACCGAGCAGCTCACCGAGTTCCTGGGGAAGTACCGAGCGCTGGACGAGCGCAAGCGGGCGCAGCTGGATGCAGGAGAAATCACCGAAGAGGATTACCGCATCTGGCTGCAAAATCAGGTTTTTCAATCTGATTTGATGCGGGCCAAGTTGGACGGCATCACCCAGACCTGCACCACAGCCCAAGAGACGGCCTACAAGCTGGCCCGGGACGAGCAATACAACATCTTTTCCTTTGGCGCAAACTGGGCGTTCTACGAGCTGGAACAGGCTGCAGGCGTGACGTTCGGGCTGACCCTGTACAACACCGAGGCAGTCAAGCTGCTGCTGAAGGAGAACCCCAAGCTGGTGCCAAACAAGCGCATCAAGAGCGAGAGCAACCGCACCTATGATGCCCGGGTGTTCAACCGATACGTCATGCAGGGCATCGTGCAGGGCAAGAGCGTCCACGACATCGCTGTGCAGGCCGTCAACGGTATGGCTGATACAGAGATCCACTGGGCCATAAACAACGCCATCACGGCGCTCACAGGCGCCCAAAACGCCGGGGCATTGCAGCAGATGCGCAACGCCCAGGCTTTGGGCATCGAGGTCAAAAAGCGGTGGAACTCCACCCACGACTACCGCACCCGCGAGATGCACCGCCTGCTGGATCAGCAGACGGCAGAGCTTGACGAGCCGTTCAAGGTCATGGGTTACAAGATACAGCACCCCGGAGACCCCAACGCCGCGCCGGAGATGGTTTACCACTGCCGCTGTGTGCTGTCCTCTGCGCTGGGCAAGTACCCCCGGCAGAACGCCATGCAGCGGGACAACGTAACAAAAAAGGTCACGCCAGTCATGGATTACACCGAGTGGTACAAAGCTAAAGGCGGCACCGAGGCCGAGCAGATGTGGTGGGCAAAAGAGCGGAAACGCAAGAAAAAGGAGAAGGAAAAATGATTGAGTATAAAAATAAAGCCCTGCCTCCCGGCAGGGTGTAGGGGTTATACGGTTGTGCCGTCAGGGAGATGGAAAAGAATCTCGGCGGTGCATCCGAGAGCCAAAGAAAGCTCTTGAATGTCCTTTTCGGTAAAGTTTCCCCTTGTCATCTTGTTGGAAAGATTCTGTCGAGTTTGCCCAGTGGCTTCGGCAAGCTCGCCCATCGTCATCCCTTTACGCTTCATTATCAGGCGGATTTTTTCAGCAACAGTGAGTTTCATATCTTTCACCTCCGTTCATTTATAGTATAAACTAAAACGTGTATTCAGTCAATCGCTATTTGCCATTTTCACAATAAAATGTAAAACAAGTATTGACACTCGACACGAATTAGTGTATAATATATCTTGTGAGTGAGAGGGGCGGAAAGGAGACGCCCATGAAGTTCAAGGATTTCAAGAAGCTGAACCCCGAAGAACAGCGCAAGAAGTTTGAACAGTACAAAAAAGAGTGGTTAGCTGCTCGTAACAACTAACCACTCGAAGATAAGAGAAACCAACCCAACAAAAAAGCTCCTCTTACTCACATTTTATTTTATTTATAAGAAAAAGTCAAGTAAAATGTGAGGTCATGATGATGCAAACAAGCAAAATCGCAAGCGCAGAGTTTGAGTTGGACATGGTTTCCGGTGAGCTCCAGACGATGCACAACCTGTTGAACATCTTTGCAAACTGGTTTGAGGAGACCCACAAGACGGATGATCTGATCCGCCCACGCAACGAGCGTGATGTTTCCCGCCTGTGGGATGAAGCGCCTATGTATGATTCCATCCTATGCACGCTGTTCGGCAGCATCTCTGGTCTGGAGAAAGAAGTAAACGCAATCATTGATGAAAGCAATAAGGAGATTTCTCATGTCTAATATTCAGATTTTCAACTACCAGTCCAACGAAGTCCGCACCGTAGAGATGGGCGGCGAACCGTGGTTTGTCCTGAAGGACGTGTGCAACATCCTCGGCATTTCCAAATACCGTGATACTGCGGCACGTTTGGATGCAGATGAAAGGGGGTCGGTTGAGGTGGACACCCTTGGCGGTACTCAGCAAGTTATCGCCGTCAATGAATCCGGCCTTTACCATGTCATCCTTCGCAGCGACAAGCCGGAAGCGGCTCCGTTCCGCAAGTGGGTGACTTCCGAAGTGCTGCCGTCCATCCGCAAGAATGGCGGCTACATCGCCGGGCAGGAGCAGCTTTCTCCGCAGGAGCTGATGGCAAAGGCGCTGATGGTGGCGCAGAAGACGCTGGCCGATCGGGAAGCCCGCATTAGTGAGCTGACCGCACAGAACAGCCAGCTCACCGTGGAAAAGCAGATCATGCAGCCCAAGGCAGAATACTTCGACGAACTGGTTGACCGCAACCTGTTGACCAATTTCCGGGAGACAGCCAAGGAGCTTGGCATCAAGCCCAAAGCCTTTGTGGCGTGGCTGCTGGAAAAGAAATTCCTTTACCGTGACCAGAAAGGCAAGCTGCTGCCCCGAGAGGACAAGAACAACGGCTTGTTTGAGATCAAGGAAGCCAAGAATGACAAGACTCAGTGGAGCGGCGTGCAGACGCTTATCACTCCCAAAGGCCGTGAGACGTTCCGGCTGCTGTACCTGTAACTGAATCACCAGACCCTGCCCCACACCGGGGCGGGGTTTTGTTATACATGGAGTATAGCATGAACTTTAACTACGACATCAAATTCACCGACAACACCCCGCAGCTGCATGAAGCTTTGGACTCATGGGCGGAGCGGGTGCTGACCATCTGGGGCATGAAGGTGCAGGACTATGCGCAGCTGCTGGTTCCTACCGGCACGGAGGAAAGCACTGGCATACAGGGCTATGTGGGCGGTGCGCTCAAGCAGAGCCTGACCTACGCCCTCGACCTTGCAAAAAAGACCGTGACCATCGGCAGCAATCTGTTTTACAGCGTCTATGTGGAGCTGGGCACAGGCGTATTTGCCGAGAAGGGCAACGGACGAAAAACGCCGTGGGTCTGGAAGGACTTCAACGGCAAATGGCATTTTACCCGGGGCATGAAAGCCCGCCCGTTCCTGCGCCCGGCGGTGGAAGAGCACATTGACGAACTGCGGCAGATCGCCGTGGAGGAAGGAAACAAGGAGGAATAAATATGAGCAGAATCGAAGAGCTGGAAAGCGAGCGCGAAAACTTGCATTTGGAACAGCTCAAGCTCCAAAACAAAGCAAAATTTTGCGAAGTTCGGCTACTTGAAATTTCCAACGAAATCCGAGAGCTGAAAATTGAGGATGATAAGGAAGCAAATACACGGCTTTGCTTTGAAATTGACGATACAAGAATCAAACTTCAGAAACTTTGTGATAAAGTTCTTGGCGAAGCAAACGTGCATGTTCATGTGACACTCATCCCGTTAAAAAACAACCTCAAATTTCAAAATTACGAATTTGACTAAAAAGTTAATATTCAGCGGTTGGCGCACAGCGTCAGCCGCTTTTTTATGCCGTTTTCGCTCAATGGCAGAGCTGCTGATTTGTAACCAGCGGACGCGGGTTCGATTCCTGCAAGCGGCACCATATCGGCGTACATGACCGAGAAAACACCCTTATTGCCGTACATGGCACTCCGTACATGGAGAGAAAGGATCACCAATGGCATTTGACAACAAAAGCATCCGCCCGATTCTGGAAAACGAGGAGCTTTCCATCAAGGACAAAGTGAATCAGCTTCAGACCCTTCACCATGAAATCGTAAATGGGCTTATGGATGAAAAGGACGAAGCGATCCAGCGTGCGGAAAAGGCGGAAAAAGCAGCCGAGAGCGCAAAGGCTGAAAAAGAAGCCGCCGAAAAGGCGCTGACCGACTACAAGGACCAGCAGACCCAGAAGGACACCCACGCAGCCAAGGAAGCAAAGTTCCGGGAGCTGCTGAAGACCGCCGGAGTGCTGGACAAGTACGCAGACCGCGTTGTGCGGCTGTCCGGCGAGGACATCGACAAGCTGGAGCTGGACGAAAAGGGCAACGTCAAGGACGCCAAGAAGCACACCGACAGCCTGAAAGCTGATTGGGGCGATTTTGTGGCGACGACCACGACCACCGGCGCAAAGGTGGACACCCCGCCTACCAACACCGGCTCCAAAATGACCAAAGACCAAATTTTTGCAATCAAGGACGCTGGCGAACGCCAGGCCGCGATTGCTGCAAATGCCGACCTGTTTACAGGCGGCGGAAAGGACTAATACATGGCAGCAAAAGAAAATATCACCATGACCACCGATATCACCGTAGCCGCGCGTGAAATCGACTTTGTGACCCGTTTCCAGCGCAACTGGGACCATCTGCGCACCATTCTGGGCATCATGCGCCCTATCCGGATGCAGCCTGGCACCGTGCTCAAGAGCAAGTATGCACAGGGCACCCTGCAGAGCGGCACCGTGGGCGAGGGCGAAGAGATCCCGTTCAGCAAGTACACCGTCAAGGAGAAGGAGTACGGCAAGATCACCATCGACAAGTACGGCAAGTCTGTCACCCTTGAGGCAATCCAGAATTACGGCTACGATGTCGCCGTGCAGAAGACCGATGATGAGTTCCTGTACGACCTGACCGCTCTGGTAACGGATAAGTTCTACAAGTTCCTGAACACCGGCACCCTGAAGGGCACTCCCAAGACCTTCCAGATGGCGCTGGCACATGCCAAAGGCGCGGTCGAGAACAAGTTCAAGACCATGCATCGCACCGTGACCGGCGTTGTTGGCTTTGTCAACGTGATGGACGTGTACGACTATTTGGGCAATGCCAATATCACCGTGCAGAACCAGTTCGGCTTCCAGTATATCAAGGACTTCATGGGCTACAACACCATCTTCCTGCTGTCCGACAGTGAGATTGCGAAGGGAAAGGTTATTGCCACCCCGGTAGACAACATCGTCATGTACTATGTGGATCCTGCGGATAGCGAGTTTGCCCGCGCAGGTCTGGTCTACCGGACCGCAGGCGAGGCAAGCAACCTCATCGGCTTCCACACTCAGGCAAACTACAGCACCGCAACCTCCGAGAGCTACGCCATTATGGGCGTGACCCTGTTTGCTGAGTATCTGGACGGTATCGCTGTCGAGACCATTACCCCGGGTGAATCGGTCTAACCTGCAAGGGGGTGACTTTGCATGACCGTCCCTGAGCTGTGCGCCTACACGCACAATTTCTTTGACCGGGCAGACGACCCCATTGCAGGCGAGTTTGCCTTTGAGCCGGACACCGTGCCCGCCGGGGTAGTGCCGGGGCAGTATTTCCTTGTGTGCGGCTCCATCTTCAATGACGGCGTACACAAGGCCGGGGACGGCGATCTGACTGCCGAGACCTTCAACGGCACGGTTCAGCCCATGCGTGTGCCGCCTGATTTTGTGGCGCTGGCTGAAAAAATCGACGCATACGACAAGGCGCTCCCGGCCGGCGGCGTGTATGTATCTCAGTCCTTTGCCGGGTGGTCCGGCACGATGGCTACAGGCACGGACGGCCTTCCCGCAGACGGCAAGACCCGCTATAAATCAGAGATCAACCAGTGGAGGAAGATGTGACATGGTCAATCCGTTCGCTGCATCCACCGTGATGCAGAGCTTTACCAAAAAATACCGCTTTCAGACCCGCAGTTATGAGCCGGACGGTGTGGGCGGCTTTGTGTCCGGCTGGCAGGACGGCCCGGAGTTTGAGGCCGTGGAGCGCCACGACACCACCGTGGAAGCTCAGGTGGCAGAGCAGGCCGACACGGCATCTACTTACACGCTGCTTGTTGGCACCGGTGTTCCGCTGGCCTTCCCGGACTACATCAAGCGGGTAAGTGATGGGCAGACCTTCCAGATCACCAGCACGGCAGATGAGGGCAAAGCCCCGCCGGAGTCCGGTATGGGCCTGCGGGCCGTCAAGTGCAAAAAGGCGGTGCTGCCGTAATGGAACCGTCTGAGAGCATCAACCGGGCGCTGAACACGTTTTTCAACGACTTTGGCATCCCGGGTTATCTGGAAGATAACATCCCTCCTGCCGCTTCACTGCCCTATCTGACCTACAAGCCCACCATCCCCGGCGGGTGGAACGAAACAGCATCCTTCCACGCCCGGCTGTGGTACCCAAGCAAGGGCGGCAGAATCCCCATCCTGCAAACCGAAGATACGATCAGCGCAGCCCTCGAGGACAGCATAACGCTTTCCTGCGAGGGCGGCGCTATTCTTTTGCAAAAAGGCACCCCGTGGGCACAGCCCCTCGACAACCCGCCTGAAGGGTATCTGTGCGAATATCTCAATTTTGAAATCACGCAATTTTGCGAGTAAGGAGCAATATGGCAAGAAAATTTTCCAAAATTTCGCAGGAAGCGTTCAAGTCCATGCAGTTCAATGCCGGAATTGTGGTCAACAAGTTTGACCCGTCCGGCACGACCGAGATCCAGGATGCAGACATCATCACTGCCACCACCGGCGGCATCACTGCGACCTGCAAGGCAAACTTCACGGATCTGGGCGAGGACGTGGACAACGCCCAGAAGAACACCGCAGAGCTGATGCAGATCGAGGACTACGACTGCACGCTGGCCTTTACGGCCCTGAATGCCACAACGGACGTTATCAAGCTGGCACTTGGTGCAGCCGATGTGGCAGAAAAGAAGGTCACGCCCCGCATGACGCTGGATCCGACGGAAAGCACCGGCGACTTTAAGGACATCTGGTGGGTCGGTGACACCATTGACGGTGGCTATGTGGCTGTACGTCTGATGAACGCACTGTCCACCGGCGGTTTGACCCTCAAGACCACCGACAAGGGCAAGGGAAACATCTCCGTCACCCTCACCGGCTGCCCCCGGCTGGGCAGCGATGTGGTGCCGATGGAGTTTTACTACAGCCCCAAGGCGGCAGCGTAATAAGGAGGACGACCCATGAAAACCCTGAACCAGATGGACGAAACCGAGTTTCTGCGCCGCTGCTGGCTGATCGCCGACGCTGTGTCTGACCTTCTGCAGAAATCCAAAGTCAACGAGCTGCGCAAGGTGCTTCCCATGCTAACCGGCAAGGAAACCCCGGAAGAGCTGGCGCAGAAAAAGGATGAGCAGGCCAAGAAGAACATCAAGGCCATGGCAAAGAGCCTGCTTTTCGACAACGCAGAGGGCACTGCAAAGCTGCTGCCGCTGCTGTATGAGCCGGACGTGGACGAGGATGGCAACCCCGAAACCATGACCCCGTTCAAGACCCTGCGCGTCATCACCGCCACCGTGGAGGATAAGGATGTGCTGGATTTTTTGTCCTCGTTGGTGAGGTTGGCGCAGACGGATATCGGCGCTTAACCTCCACCATTCGGCTGGATATGCTGCGGCTGATCGGCAAACCGTACATTGCGCAGCACTGCATTACAGCTCTGCGGCAGGAGCAAATCGCACTCAGCTACCGGGCATATATGACCGACGCACTGGCCGTTCTGGCTGGTGAGCAAGAGCGTTGGTATGACAGTGTAGAGAGCCTTGTGGACAGCAGGCCGAAACCGCAGCAATCCCCGGAAGAAATCAAGACCCGCATTCTGAACGGCCTGAGAGGAGGTGAAACAACCTGAAACTTTTTGAATTGAGCGCCACCCTCGGGCTGGACGACAGCGCCTACCGGCAAGGCGTGGAAGAGGCAAAGTCTCAGACTAGGGACGCCGTCTCCACCATGATGAAGGATTATAATCGGCTGTACAGCGAGGTCATTCACTTTACGGCAGCCTACCAGAAATCACGGAGAGAGACCGGGGAAGCCTCCAAAGAAACTAAGGAATTTGCCCAGAAGCTGAAAGAAGCTCAGGCCCAACTCAATACCACGGCACAGGGACTGAAAACTGCGGAAGGGTACATGAACAGCTTTGGGGACGCCACATCGGGGTCTAGCAAGTCTCTGGCCGGTGCTATTGCACAAGGCACGATCATGGCGGGCCTTTTCTCAAAACTCAGCTCTGCCGCTCTTGCCGCTGCGAAAAGTTTCATTCAGTCTGGCATCGACTACAACGCCCAGATCGAGAGTTACACTGTTGGGTTTACCAATATGCTTGGCAGCGCAGAAGCTGCACAACAAGCTATGGCAAAGATTCAGGAGGACGCCGCCCGCACCCCGTTCAACGTCGAAGCTCTGACGCAGGCAAATCAGCTGCTTATCAGCGCGGGCGAAAACGCCGGGTATTCCGAAAAGGTCATTCTGGCACTTGGCAACGCGGTCAATGCGGCAGGCGGCGGCAATGCGGAACTGTCCCGCATGGCGCAGAACCTGCAGCAGATCGCCAACGTTGGAAAGGCTGCAAGCATTGACATCAAGCAGTTTGCCTATGCAGGCATCAACATCTATCAGGTTCTGGCCGACTATACCGGTAAATCGGTGCAGGAAGTCCAGAACATGACCATCAGTTATGACCTGCTGTCTCAGGCTCTTATCGCAGCCAGCGAAGAGGGCGGGCGCTACTACGGTGCTATGGAGACACAGAGCCAGACCATGAATGGGCGCATGTCTACCCTGCAGGACAATGTAAAGCAGCTGGCGGGATTGCTGACCGGCGATTTATCCAGCGGCGCCGGCGTTGTAATCGGCAATCTGAACGACATGCTCGTCGCAGCACAGGAAGCTTACAAAACGGACGGCTGGATTGGTCTCGCAGGCGCGATTACCGGCCTGACAGAGCCTATCAACACGGCAAAAAACGCTTTCAAGGACTTCGCAAGCAAAGCCACCACATGGCTGGATCAGCTGAGCTATAAGCTCAACCGTTTTCTCGGAAAAGCAGCCACGGCTGACTTTGATACTTACGAAGAGTACGCGGATGCAAATAACCGGCAGAGCAACCGTAACAGGTTGCGGCAAAACGCCTTAAAAGGCGTTGGCATCAGCAATAGGAGCTGGTCCCAGCGTCAGGCGGATTTGGCGGCAGCCAATGGCAACGGGAGCAGTTCCATCGTCACCACAGGCGGTGGCAGCGGCTCCTCCGGCGGCAAAAAATCCGGATCCTCCGGTTCCACCAGGTCCACCACCGAAACGGTCATTTCGTCCATCTCCAGCACGGCTACCACCGCTGCACAGAATGCGCTGGGCACTGTGACCACTAGCATCCAGACTCTCACCGAAAAGGTCAAGGACAGCGCGGGCAAGATCAAAGATCGCATCACCGAGACCACCACCACGACCGGCAAGGAGATGGTGAACGGTGTTGCCACGACCTTTAAGCAGGTCGAGACCAAAGTCAACGGCACGGTCACAAAGGTCACAAAGACCTATGACGACATGTCAAAAACGCTGCTGGGCACCTTTACCAACGTCTCGGAAACCATCTTTGACGGCATCACCACAAAGGTGCAGCAGGCGGTGGAGAAGTACGCGGACGGCAGCGAGCATATCAAGAAGACCGTCACAGAGACCGGCCAGCGCGTCGGCGAGAACGGCGCGGAGACCTACGAGAAGATCATCACCTACATCGACGGCATTCAAGACAAGGTGACGGAGACCTCCAACGAGATTGACAAGAGCGTAAAGGGCACCCAGAGCCGCATTGACCAGCAGCTGAGCGAGGCTTCCGGCCAGCTGGATAAGGGCATTTTCGGGCTGGTAAAGAACACCTTCAAAGACGCCAAAAACGGCGACTGGGCAAGTCTTGGGCTGGATTTTGTCAATCTGATCTGGGGCGAAGTGTCGCAGGAGCAGCGTAACGTGATCTCTGATTGGCTCAATAAGGCACTGACCGCAGTCAATGAGGGTTACTTCAGCGGCGGCATCGGCAAGGCGCTGGAATCCATCCAGAGCATCTTCACAAACGGCATTACTGCCGGAGTGGATGGCGCCACTACGTCTGTAAAGGCGTTCTCTGAGATCGTGCAGGGCCTTGCGAGCTCTGGCGGCGTTGGCGGCGCACTTGGCAGCGTTGTGCAGGGTTTTTCTGGTATGGCTGGCGGCATCACGTCTGCGCTTGGCACTGTGGTGTCGTTCATCTCTGCAAACCCAGTCCTTGGCGTCATTCTCGGCGTTGGCGCTGTGGGTGCTGTAGCTGGCGGCATCGGGCTTGCGCTGTGGGCCAAAAACAAAAAGAGCAAAGACCCGGTCAATAATTACAAGAGCCCGTTTGACGATGTGGGCGTGTACGACAGCCTGAGCGAGTTTTCTACGAGGTCTGCGATGCAGTACCGAGTGATCGGACAGAGCAGCCACGCAGACAAGCAGACCAGCATTCTGGAGCGCATCGAGGAGCTTCTGGACGAGCATCTGCCTGCCATTGGCACCGGTCAGGTGGTCATGGATTCTGGCGAGCTGGTGGGCGTCATTTCGCCCAGAATGGCACAAAATGTTGACGCGCGCATCGGTGTGACCGTGACGAGGAAAGCGAGGGGTGTGTAATGGGCAAACTTTTGGGCGCACAAATTGGCAACTTCCACACCCTGAAAGACTGGGGGCTGTATCTCAAGGTCGGAAGCCCAAAAATCGGCCCTGCTGAGGTGGATGACTACCTTGTGCAGGTGCCGGGGTCTGATACCCTGCTCAACCTGACCAGTTCTTTGGACGGCAGGCCACACTACAAAAAGCGCACCATTACCATGGAACTCAAGTGCACTGCACCGAAAAAGCAGTGGGAGAACCTCTACAGCACTATCGCAAACGCCATCCACGGGAAATGGCTCCAGTGTAAATTCGACAATGACCCCAGTTTTTACTGGGAGGGCCTGTGGGAGGTGTCCGTCAGCAAGGACGCATTATACTGTGTGTTTACGATTACAGGCACTTGCGACCCCTTCAAACGCAGTGTATACGACGGCTCTGATGACTGGCTGTGGGATGACCTTGTATTTGATACGGCGATCATCCGCGATTATACGGATATCCAGCTCAAAGCCAACGAGGACATCACCGTAACCGTTACCGGTGCACCAAGAGCGGCTGGCATCTACTTCAAGCGCAGCGAGGACGCTGCGGACATTGCGGTGTCTCTCAATGGCCTTGAGGTTGGCATCCTTGCAAAGTCTACAGAGTGGCAGTACATTGAGGGCTTGCATATGCCGGATGGCGTTGTAGGTACTCTCATCTTTGCGGCGTCTGCGGATTGCAGCATTAGCATCCGATATCTGGGGGGCAGCTTATGAGCTATAAAGTTTATGCGGGCGTCCAGACCGGCGTTGACGTGTGGAAGACAAAGACCTGCATTTACGACCCAACGGACTACACGGACACAAAAAAGATCATCAGTCCAACTCTGACACGGGAGGTGAGCAAGGCCGGTAGCTTGGAATTCACCCTGCCGCTTGGCAATGTGGCTCACTCAGCTTTGCAAAAAATGCGCACGACCGTGTCCGTAGAACAAGACGGTGTGCGCATCTGGGAGGGCAGGCCCATGAGCCATGAGCAGGATTTTATGCTGCGTCAAAAAGTCTTTTGCGAGGGAGAGCTGGCCTACCTCAACGACAGCTCTGTTGCGCCATATACAGCCAAAGACGTGACGATCAAGCAATTTCTTTCGTTTCTGCTGGAAAACCACACCGGCATGGTGGACGCATACAAGTCGTTTGTCTGCGGAAATGTTGGCTTTCCGAGCACCAGCGTGGTGGTGCCAGAGCTGCATAACTGCGTGATGAAACTGGAATACATGGCGGGTACTCCGGATAGTGACGGCGATTACAGGTATGAATATGGACTTTATACCTCGTCCGGCGTACAGCTTGTAAGCCAATATGAAGTCGGCTACTCGGATGATGACACGGCCCCGGATCCATCCGCGTACAGCTGGACGCTGAATGAAAAGCATGCAGATTCTTCCATAAACGGGTATATCTGGCGCACTGGAAACGGCCTTTTTTCCGTGAGCGTAAACGTGGCTTTATCCTTGGATGGTGACGGCCAGACGCACGAAGCCACGCAAAGAACGGTTACGCCGGATATCACATGCGCTACGCACTCAAAATCCTTTCCGCCTGAGACGGAATACGATCTCAAAGACACGGTCTCGAAAAATTGGAAAATCGAAAAGCAGGGAGACGGCTATGCCGTCTTGTTCAACGGTGCAGCTTTGCCGGATTCTTCCGTTGTCCGTTACGATTCTGCGCCACGGTACACCTTTGGCGATGGACGAAATTTTGGCGTTACATGGGATGTCATCCAAAATGAGCTTGTGGATGTATACGGCGGGTATCTGATTGTCCGGCACGAAAACGGGGCCCGGTATCTGGACTACGTCCAGGAAGTGCAGGAGAAAAACGGGCAGCCCATCGCATTCGGCACAAACCTGCTCGACCTGAGCAGCTACGTCAAAGCAGAGGATATCGTCACCCGCGTCATTGCCGTCGGAAAAAAGAAATCCGGCTGGTTTTTGTGGGAGAAAACCAACACCATCACGGCAACCGCTAACGACGCCACCGCGCAAAAGCTGTTTGGCATCATCGCGCGGGTCATTGTGCAGGACGGAACCGAAAACACAACGCAGTCGCTTCTGGATGCCGCCAACGCGGAGCTGTCCAAAAACTTGCGTTACCTTGACGGAATCACGGTAAAGGCTGTGGACCTCAAGGATGCCGGCGTGGATATCGCCCGCCTTGGCTTTGGCAAGATGACACACATCTACTCCAACCCGCACGGGGTAAACACCTGGCTTTTGTGCTCTAAGATTGTGGAGCCTTTGGACGCGCCGGACAAAAAAGAATTCACGCTGGGCATTGATTTCTCCAGCGTCAGCGACTTGCAGGCCCTGAGCTCACGAAAAGCCAGTGACGCCTATGACCTGAGCCGCTCGCTGAAGGGCTATGCATCCGCAAAGGGGTGATAAATTGGATAAGACATTTGACGAAGCAATTTCCGAAGTCCGCAATGCAGAACGCGGCGTGGAAGTACGGGAAGCCCTTGCACAGGGCTTTGAGTATGTGAAGCAGTATGGCGAGGCTGTTATCGCGCGGCAGGAAGAAGCTGTTCAGAGTGCGGAAACAGCCACAAACGCGGCGGCAACTGCCACAGAACAGGCCACAGCAGCAGCCCAGACAGTCAAAGACGCCACTGCAAAAGCCATAAGCGCAGCGCAAGAGCAGGCAGGTATTTCGGCATCAAAAGCCGAGGAATCTGCTTCCAGTGCCGAAGAAGCAGCGGCCAGTCAAACTGCTGCCGCGTCTAGTGCATCTGCCGCAAAGGCCAGCGAGGAAGCAGCTGCAAAGAGTGCCGCCGACGCAAAGGTTATCGTGTCCACTGACACGACCCTGACCGTATCGGGCGCACCGGCTGATGCAAAGGCGACCGGCGACGCCCTGGATCAGAGGTATACCAAGGCCCAGACCGACGCCAAGTTCGGCACGCCGTACACCCTGCCGCCCGCTACGGCAGACCAGCTGGGCGGCGTGAAGGTGGGCGACTATCTGGACATTGCCCCGGACGGCACCCTGAGCGGCAAGACGCTGTATGATACCATCGCGGCCAGTGTGGCGGTAAAGTCGGAGGCGCGGCTGGTGTGGAGCGGAAAAACAACGATTGGGAGGAGAAAAACTGAGACAATTAACGTTCAGGACGGTGTAGATTACGTTAACCTCCGCATAAACGAAACTGATTTTAATCTTACCCCTGGTATGACATATGAAACTGGCAGTTTTGGCGCGGGAAGTCTCAAGGTCACAGTATTATTTTCGGCCGACAAAAAACGTCTTGAATGTACCCTTACCAATACGCTGAATACTGTATCGGTTGTATTCACCGGCTACCACTACCCGACGTTGGAAGAGCTGCTGACCGAGACGCAGGCCGCGCAGGCGGACACGGACGCCCTGGCGGTAGATCAGGAGTACCGCGTCGCCCTGCTGGAACTGGGACTGACCGACGACACCACCACTGACACCACCACATAAGGAGGTAAACCTATGTTGTATCGTACCTGTAAACGCCTGATCGAGCGCGGACAGACCGCTGGTCTTGCGGACAAGCTGGACGTTTTCTACGCCATTGGCCGCATCACCGAGGCCGAGTATAAGGAGCTGATCGAGCTGCTGGAGGACAAGACCGGCAATAAGAACAAGGAGGCTTAAATGAGTAAAACAATCATGGACGTTTCCCGCTGGCAGGGCAACATCAACTGGGACAAGGTCAAGGCCATCGGAAAAATTGACGGTGTGATGCTGCGGGCAATGGGCAACAGCAAGACAGGCGTACCCAGCAAGCCGTATCTTGACCCGACCTTTGAGCGCAACTATGCAGAGTGCACTCGGTTGGACATCCCGGTGGGCGTGTATGGCTACTTTAAGGCCGTCAACCGGGCAGAAGCTGACAAGGAGCTGGCCCTGCTGAAAAGCGCCCTGATCGGCAAGACGCTGCGCCTGCCGGTGGCTGTGGACGTCGAGGACGCGCTGCCCGCGAAGCTTAGCAAAGAGGTGCTGACCGACCTGACTGCTTACGAGCTGAAAACGGTGCAGGACTGGGGATTTTACTCTATCTTGTACACCTACCTGAGCTATGCAGACAAGCACCTTTACATGACCGGCGCGGCGCTCAAGCCCTATGATGTGTGGCTGGCGGCCTACCGTAGCCAGAAGCCCGCCACGGTATACCCCTATGGGATGTGGCAGCATACCAGCTCCGGCAGCGTGCCGGGCGTTGCCGGCAATGTTGACCTGTCCATTGCCTACAAGGACTATACCAGTATCATCTGCAAGAAGGGCCTGACCCGTCTCCGGGAGGGCAAATGACCGAAAAAGAAGCTCTACTGTGGGTGCTGGGCATCCTGGGCAGCCTGTGCGCTGCGGTCATCACCATCGACAAGGTGCTGGACATCATCCACAAGTACGTCAAAAATGCACAGGCCCCCGACGATGCGCAGAACAAGCGCATTGACACCATTGAAAAGCGACTGGCTGCGGTAGAAACTGTTTCCACGCAGCACGCCGCGGCCCTTAGACGCGATTTGACGCGCTTTGACGGCATCGATGAAGAAATGCGTCTTGTCCTTGTTGGCGTGCAGAATCTTCTGGATGCGCAACTATCCGGCAACAACCGCGAAGGTATGCAAAAAAGCAAATCCGATATTAACAACTACCTGCTGAAAGGAGTAACAAATCATGGAAGCAATGCTTAACTTTATCCCCGCCCCCGTCGCAATCGTTCTTATTATCGTCGGCTTTGTGGCTTTGGCTGGCGGCGCTATCCGCATGGGCTATAAGCAGCTTGTCAAAGATCTGGCCTATGACCTCGTGTGCAAGGCCGAGGACAGCATCATGGGCAGCGGCCAGGGCGCAAAGAAAAAGAAGCAGGTCTTTGACGCGCTGCGTGCGGCCTGCCCTGCATGGCTGAAGCCTATCATCACGGATGAAGTGCTTGACGCGGTGATTGAAAAGGCCGTGAGCCTGATGAAGAAGGCATTGGCAGAAAAGAAGCCTACCATCAACAAGGAGTAATTTATGATCGAGCTAAGCGTATCTCTCGCATCCAATGGCGTCGTCAAAGTGCCGGGCTATGAGCAGCTGGTGCGCTTTGGCTACACCAAAAACAAGGGCGTGTACCGGCTCAACGTCACCGCATCCGGCGAGTGGGAAGGGCTGACTATCCGGGCCTTTTGGCACGTCCCGGGCGGCAAAGACCCGGCATCCTCGCTGGTGGTGGACGGCTCTGTGGATGTGCCCGCCAGCGTTACCGCACAGCCCGGCAACGGCTGCATTACCTTTGAGGGCAGCGACGGCACAAAGACCGTGACCAGCGCCGACCTGCGATATCGCGTCAGCGCCAACAGCGGCACAGAGGACGGCACTATGCCGGAACCGGACTCGCCCGCGTGGCAGCAGCTGGTGGATGCCGTGCACAAAGATGCCACCGCCGCAGAGCAGGCCAAGACCGACGCGCAGACTGCAGCGCAGCAGGCAGGAGCAGCCGCACAAAAGGCCGCTGCCAGCGAGAAAGCTGCCGGTGACGCACAGAAAAAGGCCGCTGACAGCTTACAGGAACTGAAAGACGGCATTGCCGCTGGTAACTTCAAAGGCGAGAAAGGCGACAAGGGCGACACTGGCCCGATCGGCCCGCAGGGTGAGCAAGGCCCTCAAGGCCCCACTGGTGCTACCGGAGCCACCGGCCCGCAGGGCGAGACTGGCCCTCGTGGTGAACAGGGGCCGCGTGGCATTCAGGGCGAGCGCGGCCCGCAGGGTGCGCAGGGGCCGCAGGGCGAAAAAAGGTGACACTGGGCCACAGGGGCCTAAAGGCGACCCCGGCCCGGCAGGTGCAGACGGCAAAGATGGCATACAAATTGATGATACCGCCGTGGGGCCCGACGCCTGGAGCAGCAAGCACATCGTGGACATGCTCTGCCCGCCACTGGAAGAGACCGGCAACCCGTTGCAGTGCTACCCCGTGGCAAATTATCCGCTGGGCGTGACTGCCAGCTGGGAGCCCACGCAGGAAGGGAGCGCCGAACCTAGCCCGGACAATGTCCGGCCGATTAAGGGCAGGGACAGCGCGACGGTCGAGCGGTGCGGGGAGAATCTGCTGGACGAAGCGCGTTTTCCTATCATTAAAACCAATAACAATATTAAAATTGCCTCTAAAATAACTTTGCCTGCCGGAACTTATACAGTTTGTGTCTTGTCAGTGGCAACTGCAGTCTGCGCAAACGGAGCTGACGCTGAGCATACATATAACTCCAATAAGCACACATTCACACTTGCTAGACAGACCGCAATACAGCCAGATTCGTACTGGGTACAAGGGCGGCCTGAAAAAGATGAAAAAATTTGGATTGTCGAAGGCAATGAATGGAGAGCCTACACCCACTACACCGGCCAAACCTCCACCCTCACTCTGCCCCGCACCATCTACGGCGGCACGGTGGATGCTGTGACGGGAGAGGGGCAGGAGACGTGGCAAGCCAAGTCCTTTAACGGTACAGAAAATTGGGCACTATATGACGATGGTAGTAGCGCCAAATTTTTTTACACGGCTGACTATACCGTAGATAGCGAACCGCTTGATACTATATGTTCACATTTTAGCAAAGCTGCGTTTACTCGGGGGACAATTATCCGCGTTTATACGAGTGTATTTACCGACTTAGATGCGTATAAAGACTACCTCACCGCCCAGTACGCGGCAGGAACACCTGTCCAAATCGCCTACAAGCTGGCAACTCCAACGCCTTTCACTGCCACCGGCGCACAGCCTATCCCCGCCCTCCCCGGAGTGAACACAGTCTTGACCGACGCAGACAGTGCAACCGTCACCGGCAGAGCAGACCCCATCAAGCGCATCACTGACCTTGAGGACGCAGTAGCGTCCATGACCTAAAGGAGGACTGACTATGGCAATCAAAAGCAAAGCCCGCCATGACCTGACCCTGCGCTCCATCAAGCGGGAAATCGCCGCTGGCCGCGATGTGGCATACTGGCTGGACAGGGCGTACACCCATCTGGACAGCGGCCTGCTGACGGAGGATGACATCGCAGAGGTGGAAACTCTGGCAAGGGCGTACTATGACGCACTGGACGCGGAAGACAAGGCGGACGCTGAGGAAATCACACAGTAAGGAGGATATCATGGCAAGCACTACATACCGCCATCTCGGTGACGTCACCGGGATGTTCGCCGCACAAGAACAATTTCGTGACATCACGAAAATGGTGACAAAACGTCACCAGTTTGCCGTGCTTGGCAATATGGTGCGCAACGCGGGACAGCTGCCGCAGCCTTTCTGGCTCGGTGCTGCCCGTGGCGGCGGCTCGTGTAGTGCTGCCCGCTGCGCTGCAAGGACTTGACCGACAGCAGATGACCGCCGCCATCAAAAGCGCACCGCTTGGGAGGGTAGACCGTAAGATAGCCTTACTGCGGTACGTTGAGCGGCTCCCGCTGCCGGATATTGCAGCACAGACCAATTACAGCCGGACGGCGATAGGCTACCGGCTGAAAGGTATTTACAAAATGCTGAATATGTGATATACTAATTATACGAGATGGTGGATAGCGCATACACATCCATCATGAATGTATGCAAGAGACCAGCGGAAGAACGTTTACCCGCTGGTCTCTTTTTTCAACCCCCGGTGTTCCGTTTGGAGCATCGGGGGATTTTTTTACTTTTTCTTCAATTCCTCAAGCCTGCTGGAAAGTTCTTCTTCCCATCCTTCATGTTCTTTAAGGTACGGGGCGTAGATCAGTTCTTCGGCCTCTTTGCGGGCCGCAACGGCTTCTTCGATTGTGTCATAGCTGCCGAGATGATATTGCTTGCGTTGGAAATTGATATATGCACGCCATCGACCGTGGCAGTCTTTGCACACACCATTCGCGCCAGAAGTGGAATTTTTATTGATATGGCCTCCGACCGCCCTTGTGCGAATCGACATAAGGGAAGAGCCACCCGCGTAAGCTGTGCTGTGAATTGCCCCGGTTTTCTCTCCAATGTCCCTGTTGCAATCTGCGCAATGCTGGATTCGAGAAAGCCTTGTGATCTTTACGGCGGTTTCCTTCCCACATTTCGGGCAAATAGCACGGCACAGAAAGCAGCCTGACCTCTTTTCGGGCAAAACTTCCAATACTTTCCATCCGTTAATAATCTGTCCTTCTTTTTTCTTCGCCTTTCGTAAAGCCGTCTCCGTCATGGCTGGCTTTTGCCCTCGATTCGCGCAAGACAGACAGCTTCGGCTTTTGCCAAGACGCAGGGAGCTGTCATACACGTCTTTTACCACTCCGCACTCACACTGGCATGTGTAGTAGTGCGGCTTTTCAGACGGCGCAAGCACCGTCCACTTTCCAAAATGCTTTCCAGTCAAATCTTCTGCCATAACATTCTCCTCAGATCAGCCCATAGTGCTCGGCCAGCAGGAAGCGGACGTATTCCGGGCAGTCGCGCTCGCCCAAACACCACCCCTGCACCGTGCGGCGCGGGATGCCCGCACCCTTTGCAAAGGCGGTCTGGCTGATGCCGGATGCCACCACCATCTCCCGCACGCTCATGCGGGAGACGTCCCAGAGATGGGACAGGCGGGCGGTCTCGTCGTCCAGATCGGCGCAGCCATCGGAATCGTCCGGGATGCTGAGGGTGACGTTACCGAGAAAAACTTCTTTCGGCTGCTTGGCAGCCATGCCAAAAAGTTCTGCTTTGCTATACATCGTTGACTTCCTTTCTTTCGCATGATAATATGTTCGTGTACCTCCATGGTACGTCTTTCACAAAAGCCCCGTCAGGTGTTCGCTGCACTTGACGGGGCTTTTTTATTTAGTAGATCTCAACGCCCAGTTTTTCGGCGGCGGCTTCAACGACTTCTTCAAACGAGGGGCCGCGATTCGGGTCGTTCCAGTCGTAATCGCCAGCGGATGCAGCTTCCCACTCTTCTTCCATGTCAGCTGCCTTGCACAGCTCGGTGCACAGCTCGTAATCCCAGACATCGGACTTGCGGATGTCAGCGGCGATTTCAATAGCGTTTCTCATAATTTTGTACCTCCATGTTGTTGTGTGTTGGTGTCTTTCACTGTCTTTATTATATGCTCATTGAGCGCAAAAGTCAAGCCTTTTTGTAAAAATTTGCGCTCAATGAGCACTTTTTTTCTTTTGGCAAAATAGAGCATTTTTGTCCTTCGTTGGTCGCTCGTTGCCTCTCCCGCCGGTCGGCTCTGCTACACTGGGCGCAAAGGAGGCAAGCGCCAATGTGGATCAAGTTCAGCCCCAACCCCCACGGGGGCAGCGTCGGAGACTGTGCTGTGCGTGCGGTAGCTGCGGCCACTGGACAGAGCTGGGAGCAGGCCTACATTGGATTGGCGCTGACCGGCTTTGCTCTCGGCGATATGCCCAGCGCCAACCGCACATGGGGCGCATACCTCCAAAAGCACGGATTCAAGCGCAGGCTTGTCGATGCGGACTGCTCCACCTGCTACACCGTGGCAGATTTTGCCCGGGAGTGCCCGCGCGGTGTGTATGTACTGGGATGCTCCGGGCACGTTCTGGCCGTGATCAACGGCGACTGGCTGGACAGCTGGGACAGCGGGCGAGAGTTCCCGATCTATTACTGGTACAAGGAGGACTAAACGATGCCTTACAATCCATATGGCTACCAGATGCCGAACTACTACGGCCAGGCAATGCCGGACCAGCTTGCACAGCTGCGGCAAAACGCCGGGTATCAACCGCCCATGATGAGCCAGCCGACAGGGCAAAGTTCCCCGTCCACGCCTCCGATCATCTGGGTGCAGGGCGAAGAGGGAGCAAAAGCCTACATGGTAGCCGCCGGAAACAGCGTGCTTTTGATGGACAGCGAAAACAGCGCCTTTTACATCAAGAGCACGGACGCAAGCGGAATGCCGCTTCCTCTCCGGGTGTTTGATTACAAAGAGCGCACCACGGCGGCTAAGATGCCCGCTCAGGCCGTCCAACAGCCTAGCGGGGAGTTTGTCACCAGGGCGGAGTTTGACGCTCTGGCGGCGCGCTGTGCGGCGCTGGAAAAGCAGGAAGCACCAAAGACCGATACGGAGGTAAAGTGATATGGCAAACCCACTCTTTAACGCCCTTGGCGGCGGTATGCCTGCCATGTCCGGCCCTATGGGCCAGTTCGGACAGATGATGCAGCAGTTTCAGCAGTTCAAGGCCAGCTTTCAGGGCGACCCCAAAGCAGAGGTGCAAAAGCTCTTGCAATCAGGCAAAATGTCACAAAACCAGCTGAACCAATTGCAGGCGATGGCGCAACAGTTTCAGCAGTTTCTTCATTAAGTCGTAACCGTGGCCACGGTTCAAGCATAAAAATCATTCAAAACATACGAAAGGAGTACAAAAATGTCTCTTTCTTCCGATTCTGCGGTTCTGACCATGCCTGTTCAGCCCGCAAACACCAATGGTGGCAACGGCTTTGGCTTTGGCAATGATGGCGCATGGTGGATCATCATCCTGTTCCTGTTCGCCTTCTGCGGCGGCTGGGGCGGCAACTGGGGAGGCAATGGCAACACCGGTGCCGGTGTCGTTGACGGCTACGTCCTGACCTCCGATTTTGCCAACATCGAGCGCAAGATGGATGGTATCAACAACGGCATGTGTGATGGCTTCTACCAGCAGGCGCAGCTTGTCAACGGCGTGCAGCAGACCGTGAACAACGGCTTTATGTCCGCAGAGATCAGCCGCGCAAACCAGCAGGCGGCGTTCATGCAGCAGCTGTTTGCCATGCAGATGCAGCAGCAGGAGTGTTGCTGCGAGAACCGCTCTGCCATTCAGGGCGTCAACTACAATTTGGCCACCCAGTCCTGCGAGACCCGGAACACGGTGCAGAACACCACCCGGGACATCATCGACAACCAGAACCAGAACGCCCGCGCCATCCTTGACGCCCTGACCGCACAGCGCATCGAGGCAAAGGACGCAAAGATCGCTGAGCAGGGTCAGCAGCTGTTCGCAGCACAGCTTGCGGCATCTCAGGCAGCCCAGAACGAAACGCTCAAGGCCTACATGAGCGGTCAGCTGGCCTACTACAATCCGCGCCCCGTGCCCGCATTCCCGGTTCCTGCACCTTACCAGTACGGTAACTGCGGCACCGGTTGCGGCTGCGGCAGCTGCGCCTAACCAAATAACGGCAACTGACTACAATTCGTAGCCTGTTCAGCCCCTAAGCTGATTTTGCAAACCAGAGCGCCGGGGCAAAAGTCCCGGCGTTTTTATTATGAAAGGAGCCGATAAAATGGCTGAATTTACGAATTCCAATACCGTGACAGTAGCCGCTGGGCAGGATCTCCCATTGACGGAGACTGCGGCGAAAGCGCCTGCGTGCATTGTGCACCGTGCTGGCAGCGGCCTTGTGACACTTCGCGGCCTGACAAGCGGGCAGTGTCGGGCCCGTTTCAAGGTGAGCTTTGGCGGAAATATTGCCATTCCCGCCGGCGGCATTGTGGGCCCCGTTTCCATTGCTCTGGCCGTCGGTGGCGAGCCGCTTAGTAGCGCAACCGCCATTGTAACACCTGCTGCAGTCGAAAACTACTTCAATGTTTTTGTGGCAGCGTTCATCGAGGTGCCGCGCGGCTGCTGCGTGACTGTGGCGGTTAAGAACACCAGCGCGCAGGCGGTCAGCATTGCAAACAGCAACCTGATCGTTGAGCGGGTAGCATAAGAAAGGAGATAAAGCCATGCTGGATAAACTGAACCATCTGAAAGATGAAATGTGCGATGAGCTCATGGAGCTGACCGACAAAAAGAACCGGTCCCCTGGCGATGTTGAGATGATCGGCGAGATCGTGGACATCATTCTGGACATCCACCGCATCGAGGATTACTGTGAGGGCGGCGAGTACAGCCGTGCGGGCGAGTGGGAAGCTGACATGCGCGGAACTTTCGGCCACGATGCCGGAAACGGTTACAACCTGGGAACCAGCTATGCCAACCGTGGCCGTCACTATGTGCGCGGTCACTACTCCCACACGGATGGTCGTGAGCGCATGATCTCTGACATCGAGGACATGATGCAGAACGCCACCGGCGCAGAGCGTGATGCCTACAAGCGGGCAGCCGACATCCTGCGGAACGCATGAGGAAGGGGGCAGCAGGCGTGGACATTGACGAGATCAACGAGCATATCCGCAAGCTCAAGTGCGAGGAAACCAGCTGGCAGAGCGTCAACAAGCTTGCTGCCCTTTGTACTGTGCGAGACGAGCTGGAAGAAGCACATGTACCCGAAACGCAGACTAAGGAATTGCCGCCTGTAAGCTGCCTGACGGCGTACTCTGCAGCAGCAGAGCCGCAAAGCGACTTTGTGGCGGCTGCCAGCTCTGTTCCTTTTGGCGGTCTGATGCAGGTGCTTGACGAGCACATGAAGGCAATAAAGCTGGTGTACCCAAAAGAGTATGAGCTCGTAATGCGAAAGATAAGCGACTTGTAAAAAGACATAGAGTGTGCTATTTTCACATAGGCTTCAACGTTTGGGCATGGGATATATAGTCTAACGGAAAGCCAACAGATAAATAATTATTTACGGTAAAACGTAAAATAAATTTGATTTGTAATCAGTGGGTTGCAGGTTCAACTCCTGTCACCAGCTCCAAAAATAA